TCGAGGGCACGTACAATGCCTTCAGCAGAAGGATTGTGATCGGACTTACGAGCTGCATGCTTCGCATCACCGATCCACCCATCCGAAGCTCTATCTCTATCGGGAAACGCATCGTCTATTTGTTCGCGAAGCTGTTGCCCTGCTTTGCACAGTTTGGCCATTACTCAGGTTTGACAGGTAACTCAATTAATCGAGGATTAGAATTACTACTAGGCAAATCGCGTAATGCTTGACGATATTCAGCCCAAGCCTCTTTATCCACAGGTGCATCTGGTAATTGTGTCCAATCACTTGCTACTAATTCGCCATCTCGCCAATAACGCAACCTAGTTAAATAAAGCGCATCCGAAACTTCATCATCGTTTTCAAAATTGCTAACAAATTTAGACATTAATCCACCTCATAGACGATTGTTCCGAGAATTGTTCTACCATCTCCACCAGGATATGCGTTGGCCGTGGTTCGATAAATTACTAAATTACCTGAAGTTTGAAGTTGTAGCATATTTCCTGTTACTGCATTTTCTCTGCCGGAGCCAATAAAATCAGTTGATTCAGCATCAAAAGGTAAAGTTGCTCTCAAGTTTCCTGCACCTGTGCCATTTGTTGTAATTGTGATAGTCTGTTGAACGGCAATTAATTTGCCAGCTCTTTTCCATTTTCCAGTAGCCGAAGCAGTTGTAATACTTCCGGTGCTGGAGCTGACAGTTGGAGTGTAGGTTGTCCAAGCCCCAGCATCCCATTTCAAACCTGTTGATTCGCTAGCAAGCGCAGTCAAAAATCCGTAATCAGCCCCAACGGCTAAGCGAGCTGGTGTATCAGCTGCGGTTGCGGTAATCAAATCCGCTTTAGCATCTACAATAGTGTTTTGAATAGCGTTTGGATCATCTGAGCTAACCCAGTTAGACCCATCGTAAACCTCAACAGCGTTAGTATCTTTGAGGTAGGAAATCATACCCTCGGACACTACGCCGGTTAATGCTGTGGTACGTGCTGCCGCATCGGCAAACACCATCACAGTTTGTTCCATTAGATACGTGTTTACCTGAGCTGCGGTTAATACGTCACCGGTATTAAACAGCTTATAACCTGCACCTGCCATTTTTTCTCCTTAGTAGCTCAGCACGTCTGAGTCAAGTATACCTGAAATGCTTGAATCTAACACGAAGCCAGCCAATAAAGGCTCGCTCGTAAATACTGTGGTCATCCAACTTGATTTTGTAATATCGTGGTGAATAGCGTTCACAAGGCTAGGCTGTGTAACGCTGGTAGATCCGGGCATGGTCTTGGTTACTAACACACCATCTAACAACTCAATATCCACGCCAGCCAAAGGCTTATTAGGATTAACATCATCGTAAAGGTTTAACTGGATGCTATCTATGCGCACCTCAGGGTCTTTACGTGTGGCTAGGATGCCCTGAGCCTGATTAAGTGCCTCAGCATCGGTTTGAACCAGTATGCCATCACGTGTGCCTGAGTGTAGGAAAAACTTATCAATGGATGCCTGGTCGAAAGCGTTTTGAGCTGTGCCGTTAAGCCTTGTTATTGTTACGTCATTGATTAGGTTTGTATCGTCAAACTCTACTTTAGCGTTGGTATAACTGATATTTGTGCCATCATCGCTAAAGGTATAGGCGGCGGTGGCAGGTATGGTGATTAGGTTGTTACGGCTGACAAAATCTACCTTACCTTCAGCATCAATAAAGATACCGCCAAACTCGCTGTTTTCTACTGTCTGTAAAGCCTCTAGAGCGTTCCTAGACGTGCCAGGGTCGGCTTGTAGGGTAGTGTCACCTGTATCGACATTTCGAAGGCTTACAGGCCACTCTACGGCATCTAGAAGGGCATCTACGCGAGCACCTGAGAGCTGTCCTGCAGGTGCGCCTGATACTGTGCTAATTGCACTACCGGCTAGTAACTTAAAGCCATCTACGCATTGAAGAGTTACTGTGCTTAAATCCTCGTTGCCTTGTCTAAAGCCTGTGTCATAGTTGGTAATAAAGCCTGAGTAAAGATAATAATCAACACCGAGATAGGTGGCGTAAATGATGATCTGCCGTAGCGGCACAAGGTTAGGGTAGTAAGCCCCTGCCGGGTTCATTGGGTTCCAATCACCATTTTGATCATACAAAACAACAGTAGCCGTGCCTGGTTCAAACTTGCTAGTAATGCGGTTACGGCCTCTGCGTATTGCTACGCGTGTAACTAGGTCAGTAACTTCAACAGGTAGAGTGCCTGAGCCTAAGCGGTTAGTATCTAGGATGCCTTCAGTTAGGCTGTCCAAAATTAGCGGATTAGTTTCAAAGGCTGTATCGCTGTCGAAATCGACAAACACTCGTAACGTTGGTGCTGGCATTAGATAGCGGTGCTGCTATACAGCAGACCCTTTCCAGTCTTTTGGTAAGTATATTGAACGTCTGTAATAACTTCAGCTAAATCCTCAGCTGCTATTACTGAGCCTTCGACTACTACATTAATCTCAACAGGCGCGGTAGCAATAGACTCAGCTAGTAATTGATCTGCCAGCATTAACTCAGCATCGGCTAAAGCCGAAATAGCCTCAGCGTGAGTTTCAACCGCTGCAATAGCGACAGGGTCGCCAGCCTTAAATAACTCTACAATTTCATCACTTAGCGACATGCCAGAGATTGCCGCAGCCTGACTTGTGGTATTAGCGGCTTGACCATTGATATAAACGTTATTGGCGTTTACGCTCATACTTTCAAGTTTGGTGACAGTCATCTTTTCTTGGTCTAGGCGTAACCCTTTTTCAGCAAACAAGGTTTCAATAGGTATTTTGATATTAAGGGTTTTGAGTAGCTCTTGGATGCGCTTGATTGTGCCAGGCCAGTCAGCAAATGGATCATCTACCATCTCATCTAGGCTATCAAGCAAGGTAGCTAATTCCTGAGCAGCCGCCTCAGCCTTGATTAACTGACCTTCTAGAATAATAGCGCGTTTTACATCCTCATCTAGGATAGCTTGCATAAGCTCTAGGCGCAGACGTTCAACGTCATTGATTTGGCCACTTAAGGCGGCAGCTATTTGTATGCGTTCCATATCAAAACGCTTAGCAATATCGCCTAGGATGCCTTCCTCTTTTTTCTTTTTGTTTAATTCTTGCTGTGCCTTAACTTGCTTTTTGGTTAGGGCTAGTAATTCCTTAGCACGCTTAGCGGCCTCTGCTTCAGCTTTTTTACGAGCAGCTTCCTCTTTTGCTGCGCCTTGACCTGCACCCGGAAAAAATAAGGGTTTATTTTTACGGCCTAGCTCTTGTGCTGCTAATAATGGGTTTCCACCAAATTGCAGCATGGCAGCCGCGAAATCTTTGATAGTACTGCCAAAGTTTTCAAACGTAAAAAATGTCCTAGTTAGCTCTGCAACACCTCTAATGACATTAGCCACGCTATCGCCAAAGGCATCCATAGCGGTAACGCCGCCACCTATGCCCTGCTCGCCTGATAATAACTGGAAAGCATCTACTAAACCTTCGCCAATAGTTTCCTGCATATTGGCATAAGCCACGTTAAGCACCGATACCTTACCTGCGTAAGTTTCTAAATATGCAGCGTTTTGTCCGGCGAATTGCTTATTTAAGTATGCTTGAAGCTCTGCAAAGTTTTTAGTGCGTAACTCAACCTGAGATAATCCGGTGTTATATTTCGATAAACTGCGCGCCTGTCCGATATAAGCTTTAGACAAATCCTGTGCCACAGTTGCTACGTCTATGCCTGAGGCGCGTGACATATCTAGGGCTAAAGCCATAAGCTCTTGTGATTTGGTTACAGATCCGGTAGTCATTAACAATGACTGCATGGCTGGTCTTAAGCTGTCATCTAGCACACCGCTTGCAGCTTCCATATCGGAAATAAACTTGCTTACACGTGCATCCTCAAATGCTAGACCTAGATTGTTAAGGCTTTGTGATAAACGATTGGCGGCTTGCTCATCCTCACTAAATGCTTGTAGCGATGCCTTGCCAAATTGATATACCTGCCGTACAGATAATGCTAAACCAAGTGAACGGCCTAAATCCTTAAATTTATGAGTTAAATCTGCCGATGCCTTCTCAGCTTGCTTGAAACCTTTATCCTTAAACTCAGAGGCTATATCAATGCGAATATTAGACATTAGGCAGCCTTTCTAACTGTTGAGCGTTGTTTAAATAGTCTAGATGCCTTGTCAATTGCCTTAAAGGTTGCATCTAAAGCCTTGCCATTGTTTTCAGCATAAGCAGCATAAAGCAAACGACCACGACCACGCTCAAACTTATCGTATTGCTTCAATGGCCCCACATCGTTCATAGCACCAACAAAGATGCGACCAGCGGCAGGGTTATTAGATGATCCATAATCTTTTGTGCTTTTGTTATGACGATTACCGGCTTGCGGTCTGCCGTAGGGATGCACACGGCCGGAGGTTTCAACGATTGCACCCACAGCTGATTTGTTTAATAATGAATAAAGGCTTGCAAAGCCCTGGCGATTTCTGCGGCTTCTGCCAATAGAATAAGTTAAACCACGGCGTATTACACGGCCATTGTATTTAGGAAAGCCACGTTCACGACTTGTACGAGATTTAGCCTCTACGCCGTTATCGTTCCAGCTGTAAAGATTGCCGGGTGCTTGTCCGGGAACTTTAGCCTTAGCATCATCTGTGACCTCTTTTAGCGCGACACGTATTTCAGCGTTCATTTCCTTCAGCAGGTCAGGCGCAAACTTTTTCAAAGCTTTCTTAAGCTCTGGTACGCCTTCTACCACGACTGGCATTTTCCCGCTCTTTCGCTTGTTGCTTTAATACCTCGTAAAAGGCTTTCAGCAAATCTGTATCCATGTTAATAAACTCGCTAGGCGCAATTCCCGTATGGATGCTCAGCTGAGCGATCCTATAAGTAAAGGAATCGCGCGTTAGCCATTTGGGTTATCGTCTGCCACCACATCCACGCTTGCTAGCGTGTCTAGGAAAGCTGCGCCAAACGGCTTAACGTCTGGCGCATCTGCCCGGCGCAAACACTCCCAGGCTAGCCAATAAATATGTTCCTGCTTCTCATCCTCGCGGAAAGCTTTATGAAAGCCTTTGCGAAACTGTTGCTCGAAAGCATACTCCACACCCGGCGTAATCGCGTGTGACGATTTAGTGCCATCTGCCCTTGTGATTATTAGCTTAGCCATGTTGCCCCTTTATTTAATTAGAACGTGCCGGTATCGGCTACTGTTACTGCCGAGTTTACTGTAAAAGTAATATCCATTGTAGCCATATCGCCTACTGCACCATTGATAGGTGTTAGGTTGTTTACAAGAATATCAAAGCTAAATAGCTTGTTGGTTGCAGATACGGCTGCCGCAGAAT